AGGGCTTGTAAATCTCGTATTAATTGTGCTAATTCTGTTTTTATTTCTTGCACCGTTTTATCTGGATTTGCTGCTAGATAATTTGTTGCATTTTGTAATACAACTGCTCCTAATCTCAAAAATATATTTTCAAATGGTTCTAGATTTTGTTTTTTAAATTGTTTGAAATCTTTTTTATCAAATGCATCAACCCAAGCTACAAATTCTGGATTGGTTATTTGTTTTTTAAGTATGGATATATTTGTTGATTTATCGTCAAATGCCCAACGATATGTTAACGTATTAATTAGTTCATCGGAAATATCATAACCCAATTGTTGTGCTTTTGTTTTAATAACGTCTCGCCACCATGCTTTATGATATTCACTAATTAAATCGGTATCCTTGAGGTTGAATTTTTGTTCCAATTGGTTAATCTCATCGAAGAATGCCGCTTGTTGATCTTCAAAATTATAAACGCGACCTATTTTAATACGTTGTGGTGGAATAAATGAAAATGTTTTTTGCATGTGTACATTTGCATCTTGAATAACCTTTTGCATCAATGCTCCGCCTGTTAAATCAGTTTCAACAATTGTTCCGCGTTCGTCATATTCAACTAAATTATGGAATTGTAAATGTGCTTTATCATATGCAATTACATTTTTTGTTGCCGGATAAATAATTTCCATGTTAGCAAATACTCGTCCGTTTTTAAATATTGTATTTAATTGTTCCGGGGAAATCATTCTGAACGCTTCAGTTAAATCTTCGGCACATGCTCGATATGCTTCTACAACTTGTTTATATCCTTCAGAAGCTTCAGCTCCATTCTTTGCAATGCTTTCTTGATATTTTCTTTCAAAATCAGCTATAATTTGACTTGTTGTCATTGGATTAATTACAGTGCCTTTATTTCTAGCAAAACCAATTTCTCCGTTTTTCCAAGTAACTTGAATGTTTTGACCATCTGTTTTCTCGGTAACTGCTTGTTCGATATCTAATCGTCCAGATAATGCGCGGGATACAATTTCTTTCATATCATTAAATGATAATCCATGATCATCCCATGGGTGTGCCATATGTCCTGCTGCACCGCCTTCAGTAATTAAACGTCCTTCTGAAATTACATGTTCGCGCATTACTGATTCGATTTTATATACAATGTCATCTGGATTATTTTTTTGCCATGGCTTACGCTGTTTTTTAATTGTTCTAGGAATTAATTCAATCATTTTTTTGTTTGGATTCCATTGCAACATGAATGGCATATGAATCGGAACATCAAATTGATAATCAGAACCAACACCAGTAGGTCGTTCTAATCGTAATTGTCTAGCAATTTTATCTCCATATTCCGTTGCTAAATCTTCAAAGAAATCTTTCAACTCATCCATATAAATAGGAGCTTCATTTCTAGGATCATTCAGACGGTCAATAAAATGTGTAAACTTGCCTTGAAAATCTACATCAATTCCGTACTCAGAAAAGAACCCGTCAACTGCGTGTTCTATAGATGCCAATTCTTCGCGTGTTATGTAATTTTCAGTTAAAATATTTTCTATTAATTTAGCGCCAGCAACTGTTTTTGCAAATTTATCAAAATCATATACAAAAGATTCACCTCGATTTGTTTCTAAAAATGAACGTAAATGTTTTATTTTTTCGTTGTGTTTTGCTTTTTCTTTTGGATTCATTATTGCTTCAAGAACGTCGTTAACTTCTGGAGTTAATGTCGTTTCCCACCATGATGAACTAAATACTGATTCTTGTACGCCTCGTAATGTTTGCCAAATGCGTTTAACTACATCATCAGTTTGCATTGGATATGATGCACGAAATGTTTCATAATCGTCATTTGCTAATGCAGCACGAATTGTTGATGCAGATATTGGTTCGCCGTTTGAGTATAACAATGGATCAATATCAACGTTTAATTCTGTAGCATCAACACCTTGTGGAATCGTTCGTCCTTTTTTGTCTCCGACTGTTTTGTATTTGTCTACATTAGGAACGAAATCTTTTGTTCGTACGTAATCATCGCCTTTAGTCGATGCTGCCATTGCAAATCTGCCGGTTGCGTCTGGTGGTAACGCAAATAAGTATTCATATGCAGCCATGATCGGCGAATTGAATTCAGTTGGTTGAATTGTAATTTTAGGATTACGATTTAGTAATTTGAATATTTCAATGGTTTTTTCGCGTGTAATTCCGTCTCGTTCTTTTGGTCCAATTAATAATATTACGCGTTCTGTTTCTGGAGATTCAGCATATCGTTCTGCTAATGCTAAATGTGCCCCGGTTAATGGTTTAAATCCGCCAGGAAATAATGTTGTTATTTTATTCATTCGTTTTCCGTTTTATATAAATATGTTAACTTATAGGTCCGACAGGCAATGGGGCTATAGTTGAACCAACTACTCTACTAGTTCGATATACAAAGTTGTTTAATTTCAAATTATCAGATAAACTGCCAGATGAGTTACGAGATACTATCATATATATTTGAACATAGTATCCTTGTGTATTTTCAAAATTTGTGCCAGTAGCAATATTTACAGTACGACTCCCACCTCGAGTACCTATGCCCGGTATAGTATTAATAGTTACTGGTCCGGCACTATTAATAATAGCAGGTACACTCCATGCATTATAGCCGGAAACATTGCCAGTGTTGTCTGTAAAACTTGCAGATTGTATATAAAAATTTGCACGTAATTCACCGGCTGATGAACTCGCTGCGGTAAATTCATACATAAACGATGTTTGCATTCGAGTTTCTCCTGGTAAAATAAACGTTTCAAATATTGATGCAGTTTGTGGCGATGTAAATAAATCGCCAGTATACGTAAATTCATTGCGGTCAAAATACACAACACGACCTACATTTATTCCGTCGACAAATTCTGAGTTACTATCAAACAACGTATTACCATCTGGGCCAACTGCTGTAAATGCAGATGCCGTCACAGTACCGTTAGTATTAAGAACAAACCCACTCGATGATATTTGAAGCAATCCGTTACTACCACTAATAAATGTTCCGTTTGGATTTCCAAAAAAGAAATTATCAGTAGCAACATAAATTTCGTTATCAGTGGTTGAATAACGAAAATAACTTGCGGTATTAAGATATAACTCCAATCCTACACCTGAATATAAATTGCCGTATTTTGTTAACGAGCCAGTTAAGGCAGAACCGGACCACAATAAGAAACCTGGAAATCCGGCATCGAATCCATCATATCCTAACGATCTAACAAATCCACTATTTTTATATCCTGATATTGCAACACCAGATTCTAATGAGTCTGCTACATACAATGATCCGGTTAACATGGAATAATCGCCATCAATATAACGGTTACCGCCTTGCCATGATTTATCGTAAAGATATGAAACTTGTTTGCTACGAACGCCATCTACGTTGTAATATTCAACTTTGAATGATATTTGATTGTTTGCTTTATGTGGAGTATTAATCAATGAACGTATTCTAGTATAATTCGGCGAATATCCGGCATCGTTATCTGTTGTAGTTCGTACATCAGCAATTTGCCACGTTCCTGATTCTATTACAAATATCAATGTTGCGGTACCTTGATAATCAGTTTCAAAATTAAATACCTTGTCATCGATGCGTTGCGAGTCAGATGATATTTCAATTTGTCCAATACGTTTACCTAGTATTTTTGGTAATTCTTGATTGAAATAATCAGTTGAGTCCCATGCAACGGCAGAACCAGATACATATACAGATAATTTAGGATTAATTCCGGAGTTGTCTCTTGTACCTAATGCATCTATTGTAACTTTGTATGACGATGTTGCAATAAATATTCCGGAATAGGCTGGTTTTGTTTGTACAATTGTTACGGCATTTGGTGCTGATATGTTAGTTGAGTTTACAATTTGCATTGCATTGTTAATCGATGCGGTTGCCCAAGTTAATGTAGGAGCAACGCCAGTTGTTTTACCAACATATGTAAACCCTTGCCAATATGTATCAATAATGCTTTGCGATGTAAATATTCCAATGCTAACATCTGGAAATAAAGATGCGGTATTAGATATGAAAATTTCAGTTTCTACCAATTCAACATCATTAACCAATTCCCACGTGCCAACCGTACCTTTATTCGTAGTAAAAACTTTGATTCTAGATACATCGCCAGTTGCTGGTTCTAAACCATTAACTTGTATCAATGCAAATGATTGTGAATTTTCGGTAGGTACATACGTAGGAGTTGCTTCATATATTAATGAATATGTCGAATTTGCAAATTCCGTATAAACGTGCGGAAAAATACTTTGGCTACTATAAACCGTATACGGTACATCTAATAATGCCGTAGTATCAGATAATATCTTTTTTATCGTTGCAACGTAAGGTGTTGTACTGATTGCGTAATTAGGTGTAGGCGTAGGATTTTGTGGGGTTGCAATTGTAATAGTTCCCGTTTTCATATCACCGGTAAATTTACCGCCGATTAATTCAATAGCAGGTGTTCTATTCAATGAAAATAAACGAACTGCTCCTGTAGCGTATGTTGGAAATTGTTGGCTACCGGAATAGATTCGATCTAACTGCACTCCTACTTGTTCACTAACTGTTATTTGTGGTATTTTACTAAATATTATTTCAGATACATTTGATACATTTGGATTCACCGGTACTGTACGAGACCATTTAACGTTAGGGCGACCTTGCCATGTTGTTGGCACTGCTCCGCTTTGTATCGTTTGTGCTTCTGCAACCAATGTTACGGTGCAATCGCCTGGCGACGTTTCTGAATAAATATAAATTGCAATTACGCGAGATTTGTCTTCATCAATATAATCGACTACTTCTGTATATATTGGATCTCCGTTGTAATCTAATACTTCAACGTTCAATACTCCACCTACTTTTAAATTAGTAGGATGTCCGCGAAGTTTAAATAAATTTTTACCAGCAGTTAATCGAGTTGGAAATTCCGTTATTTGAAAATAGTCCGGTGATGTCAACGAAGTATCTTGATAATAAACTTGCGTAAATTGTAAACCTTTATATATTGCTTCTTTGCGTTTCATTGCGTTTGATATCTTTTATATAAATATCATTTGAGCGAGTTCTTATATCGTTTAACTCCTTCACTAATCTTAAGTTTCGTTTCATCAGAAATAATTCGTCCTTTTTTTGAATCGGACATTTTTTGTCTAGTTTCAATCGAATGTTGTTTTCCTATCATCCATGGAGTTGATCTAGATACTCCTTTTGTAGATTGCAGACGTTTTTTATATTTTTCAATTGTTTCTGGAGAATGTTGTATTCCACGAAGAGATGTGGTACGTTTTTCAATTGTCTCTTGAGAATGTTTTTTTCCTTTATTAGATAATCCTAATTCACGTGCACGTTCTTGTTGAATTTGTTTACGCATTTCATATTCATATGAACTAATATTATAGTTCCGGATATGGTGTTTATTTTGTAAATTCATCATCCTCCATAATGCGTAATGTAATTTATTATTACCCGGATTAATTTCACATAATAATTTATGTATGATAAAATGTTCTCTTGCGGTTAAGTCAACTAAGTTATCTTTAGTATTATTGCCACCTAAACAACGAGGTACAATATGATGTCGTTCTTTATATCCAGTTAACACTCTATGTTTTGCTCGTTCGATAATCAAATCATGTATTTTTTTGTAATCCATAATAGTAAGTAACCTTATGCTTTTCGAGGTGGATGGCTCTAATCAGCATAAGGTTTTATTAATGTTTTATAATGTAGCATCCACTCTACTATATATAAATATTAATTAAATGTGATAAACATAACTATAGTTATTAATTTTATTTACTTCAATTAATGAATCTACCATATCTCGCATCGAATCGACGTGAGATATAATAATTGAAAAATCAAATTTGGTACGAACATAATCAAATAAATTTACTAAAGAAGATATATGAGTTGAATCTAAAGTGCCAAATCCTTCGTCGATTGCAATGAAATTAGGTCGAGGTAATGCTGATACATTAATCAATGCAATGCGAATTGCCAAACTAGAAATAAAACGTTCCATACCAGATGTCAATTCTAATGGCCAATAATTATCTTCATCATAAATTATGTATCCGTTAATATTTTTGCCGTCAGTATTCATTACCATGTTAAAATCAACAATTTGATTAAGTACATTGTTTATTTCTGCTTCAATTTTTGGCAATGCTTTTGTAACTAACTCATATGGTATTCCGTCGCGTTTAACTGATTCTAAATAATATTCATATGCTTTATATTCCGTTTCCAATTGTTGATAACGTTCTAATTGTTGCATAGCAGTTTGTTTTTTAGTTTTTGCTACTTCAATTGCACCATACATGTTTTTAATTTGAGTTTGTATAGTTTTGATTTGGTTTGAAATATCTGTAATATCATGTTTACATGTATCAATCAATTGATTAACATTTGAATTATGTTTTATTGCCGTTTCATTTTTTCGGAATGATTCTTGACGTTCGATTACCATTTCCAATTCAGACTCACGTGTTTGTAAATCACTTTCTAAAATTTGAAGTTGCAATTCATTGCGTTCTGCCGTAATTTTTTCAGTTGCAATTGTATTACGCAACGAATTTAATTGTTCGGTTTTCCGGAAAACTGGTTCTAGTATTGCAATTTCAGAATTTAAAGTTACAATTTGTTCTTGGATACGTTTTAATATATCTCTATCCGATTCAATTGTGTTCTGTGCTTCAATTGCATTTTGTACGAAAACGTTAGATGTACAGTATTTACACTCCGGATCATACTCATGGTCGGTAAGATGATTAATTTTTTCTTGTTTTGCATTTACTCGTTCTTGTTGTTGACGTAGTTTTTGTAATTGTGTATTAACTGAAAATGTTTTTGCATGATATAATTTAGTTTTAGAATCAATATCCGTAATATCATATTCTGACAATTCTGTTTCGTGTGTATCGATATTTGCAACTAGAATTTCTAAATCAGATTCCGCAGTTTCAATATCTTGTTGAATTGATTCAATTAATTGAACCAAGCCTTGTTCTTGTTTTTTAAGTTGTTCGTTATCCGGGCCATTGTATGAAGTTGGCATTTTAGTTTCAATTAATGAAACAATGCGTTCTTGCAATGCATTTCTTTGTTCTTGCAATGCATCTTCTTGTATTTCTAATTCATTGATATTTTCTTGATTATCAGAAATAATTGTGTCCGCAGTTATGATTATTTCAGCAAAATCTGTTTTTTTGTAATCTTTTAAACGGCCCGCAGTTTCTTTAATTTCATCTGAAGCCAATTGGTATAATTGTTCAAACACCGTAATATCTAAAAATTGAGAAAGTAAATCTTTGCGTTCTTTTTGTGATTTTTCAATAAAATTGTTGTTATCAGCTTGCAATGAAAATGCAGTTAAAATAAAGTCATCATATGTACCTAAATACCTACGTATGTTTTTGTTTGTTTCACTACGTTCTTCCCCGTTTAAATTATCAGCATCTGTATAAAAATCTACATCGACTTTTACATGAGATTCTTTCTTTTTATTTTGCGTTCCACGACGTTCAATCGTATAAACAATTCCATTCATTTCAAAACGAAATAAACCTCGAAACCAAGTTTTTTTGTTGTTTAAAACTTCGTTTGCTTTGCCGGTTTTACTACATTTATCAAAAATTGTATAAGTTATTGCATCAAGCAAACTAGATTTACCAGAAGTGTTTGCGGCAAATAAACCACATACGTTGGATAAATTTTCAAAGTTCAATACATTGCCTTCTCCATATGAAAACATGTTATCGAATTCAAATGATATCGGATGCCATGTAGTATGACGAATAGACTCAACTGCAGGTAATTTAGAATTTATTGTGCGATTGATATGTCGTATTGCATCAATCTCTTCTGCAGTCGCTTGTGGATAATTTGTATCAATATAATCTGTTAATAAAATATTTTGATATTCAACATCACGTACATTTCCAATTGCTAAGCCAGATGAAGCTGCGGCAGTAGCATGTTCAATTGTACGTTGTATTGTAATATCTTGTACATCATATTTTTTGCGAATTGTAGCAATTAGCTTTTTCATATCCGCCGCAGTGGTACCATTGAATTTAATTCGTATACGAGGTTTAACTGGCATACGGTGTGGATGTGATACAATTTTATCACTTTGCGTTTCCAATGTCACATAACCATAATCATTGTGAATTTGTGCAAATTCAGCTGAACGTGTTTCTAAATCCCATACCAATATACCATGGTCTAATGCTTCGCCATGATTTTGTTGTATCAAACTACCTGGATATGCAATTGTACGTTCATCATCTAAAAATTGCGCTGGCTTATGAATATCTCCTAACAATGTAATGTCATGGCCCGCAAATAATGCTGTAGTAACATGTTCATTTGATATTTGATATCCAATATCAGTTTTAGCAGTGTTTACCGCACCATGATGCAATGCAATTTTATAATCAGCATCGAAATCTTTTGCCATTACGTAATCGACTGGCGATTTATCAACTGCCATGTGATTCCATGTAACGCCTCCTAATTCAAACAAACCGTTCTCTTTAATAAAATGAATGTTTGGATTTCTTATAACATCAAGTACTGGACTAACAGCATCAACTCGATGCATATTGTTCAAGTTCATATCGTGATTACCTAAAATAACAATTGTAGGTATCGTAAATCCATTGAAGAAGTCAACCAGCATTTGTACTAGTTCCGGAGACATATCCAATTTGCTGTGAACAATATCTCCGGTTACAACTGCTATACTGTTTTTAGTACAATGTGTTTCTATGTAATCAAACATGTTTGCAAATACTTGTCGATATTCTCCATGACGTTTCAATGTTCTAATATGTATATCAGAAACATGAAATATTTTATCGATTTTATCAATTCCACAATCGATGTGTGTTATGCCCATATTAATCCCATTCTCAATTCCATTAGTCGTTCAAATGTCAATACTTCAACATCCGCTAATATATTTGTAATTTTTTTAAATCCTAATTCTGATGCATCTTCATTTTCTAGTTCAACGAAATATACATTTAATCCTTCACCCATGAAACGTTCTGCAATTTGAATTGCATTTTTTAATGCATCCGCATCTAGGCAAATGTATATATTTTTAACATGTTCTTGAATAATTTTCTTTTGCAATGCCGGTTGTATTATTTTTCCAAACAATGGAATAGCATTGCGTTTAATTGCAATTGCATCAAATGAACCTTCGCATAAAATAATTGGTTCAGACCAATTTACAAACATTTCAAAACCAATAATATCTTTAGAAATTTTTGGATTTTTATGTTTAAATTTATCGCTTTTATAATATGCTCGGCTAACAAAATAATTTAATTGGCCATCACAATCATAACTAGGTATAATTATTTTTCCGGAATACTCGCCTGTTTCGCAATATCCAATTCTGTATTTAATAATATCAAATATCGTAATGTTACGAGTTGTTAAATAATGAATTGCATTTTTATAATCCGGTGTAGATTTTTTAATCCATAATGGACGATAATCTTGTGGCAATTGAATTGTTTGATTTATTTTTGTTTCTTTAGTATCGACACGATATCGTGCTGATTCAATTATACGATTTAATTGTTCGAAACGTTCTTTAGGTAAATTTAATTGTTTGAATAACGAAGATATACTTCGGCCTTTTTTGTCTGATATCCAACAATGCCAAGCATTTTCGCCGGAACTTGTTGTATTGATATCAATTTCTAATTTTGGCTTGTAATGAGATTGAAATGGAGAAAAAAACGCAATATTATTTCCTGAGGTTGATTTACCTTTGCCTAATATTGATTCTAGTAATTGAAGTAATTTAAGATTCTTCATATTAATATAATATTGAATTTCTGTAAGATATCCAAATTAATTATTAATATAAAATAAATAATATTAATATAATATATTGTTTGATACATACATTAACATTCCTAATCAAACGATCGAATTAATAAATAATTCAATCTATTAATTAAATAAATTTCATTAATATTTCATGAATATATTAAAAATAATTGTAACTTCCAACCTTTTCAAAAGAATTTTTTAATAACGTTCGGAGATTCTCCAGTTTTAACACATTCTGTTAACCATTCTGCAGGAATATCTCGTTTTGCTACATGTTTAATACCTAGTTTATAAGCATAAGCTTCATATGTAGTATTACTGCCTTTTGATATTTTTTGTGTAGGAGTTTGAAATACTAATCGAATATCGACGCCAGGATTTGATTGTAAAACATGTTTCATTTTTAAACGATCGGCACTAGTCCATCGTCCTTTTGTTTCGATATACATGAAATTACCGTCTTTTTTAGTAAAAACAAAGTCCGGTGTATATTTTGCTTTACGTTCCGGTACTATATAATTTATAATTTCTGTTTCATAATTCAAATCGTATTCAGTACTTTTTATCCATTCAGCAACTGTATGTTCTAATCCTGATTTATAACCGTATTTTAATGCTGCAGCTCGTTTTGCGTTGCCGGCACTGTGAAAATGATTTTTTTTCATGAGAGTTGAAACTGTTCTTTTGGTGTTCCAAATAATTTAGTGTTATACATATTTTCAAATTTCTTTAAAATATCAGAATCTGTATATCGTAAACGCAATGGTATACTTTTATCGTTTTCATCGTATTGATAATCGTTAAATATGTTATTATTTAATCGGTTTCGAAGTATTTGAGTTGTGGAGTGATCAAAATCTAACCAATCACCGCCATCTCCTGTAAATATATCATCTAAACGTTTTATAACAGATGGAGTGTTTGTAGCTTGCGCACGTAAATATTCAACTGTTGTAGCAGATCTGCCGTTTCTAGAAATAACATAATTAACTATTCGTAAACTGTTTGGTTTAGTTATTCGTCCAAAATATTTAGAATTTGCAAATCGCATAATCATATCACAATATGCAGTTTTTAATACAGCATCATTTCCGCCATTTCCAATTAAACGTTTTGTAATTAATTTGTATATGTATTCTTCTGGCCAATCTCCGTTTTCTAAAGTATGTTTTGTAATTGCTTCAAAGAAAAATATTCCATTAACTATTAATGATTCTATATATTTACGTTTTGCTTTTTGTTTTTTTGCAGCAGCTTCTGCATCTTGTGTTTGTTTTGTTTTATCAGTTGTAGGTATTTTATCAGTTGTAGGTGTAGTAGTTTTCTTTTTTGTGTCACTAGGTGGTGTTTGTTGTGTGTTTATTTTACGTACTGAATTTTCAGCGCGATCAGTGTCAAAATCATCAAATTGTTCGCGTATAGATTTATACTTACTAAATCTATCTTCTTTTAAAAGTTCTTTATTATATAAAAATTCTACAAACTCCGGTTCAATGACATTACCATCCATATTTTTAAAATAGTTTCCAGCTGAGTCTTTAAGTCCTCCTTTTAAAAATGCAATTAAAGATCGAGTTAAATCACTGTAATTTCCTTTCATGTTTCGTACATTAGTAAAATTTTTAACATAAGGGTTGTCTTTTTGTGGGGATATCGATAGTGTTGCCTTAAGCTTATCTTGCAATTTTTTTAATTCCGCATTATTTCGCATTCCGTACGTAAACCCAGTTGCAGGCGTATTTATCGTTCTTGTATTTTGCGTAATCACTGGCTTATTTGCAATCAATTCACGTGTACATATATTCGCAAATTGTTTAATTTCATCCGGATGTTTAAACTCATATTTAGAATTACGTAATCGATATGCAGTTCGTGCAGTTAATTCATCGTAATTACCAGTTACATCTATGTTATTTTCAATTTGAAATTGTTGAATTGCTCCTTTTAAATCACATCCAAATACGTTATCACCAGGTACGTCATAACCTAACTCTTTTAAACCAAAATATGCATATAAATTTCGTACTACCGAATTCGTTTGACCAAATGTTACTTGTGTTAATGGAGCTGCTGTTAACGTAATTGGTTCTGTATCAATTGACTTATTTTTTGTCCATTCAACAAAATTAACTTTTTCAATATCAAATACCATTGCACCTGCACCACCGCGTAATGTATCTACATATCCAGACATTTTGTTTGTTATAGTTTTTGGAAGCAATTTCGTTTGAATATAAACGGCAATTGAATAATATTTTGCAAATAAACGTTGTTCTTTAGGTTTGCGTCTATCATCAGTTTTTAAATCCGTAGTAATTACCCAAACATAATCTGGCGATGTCATAGGTAAATACGTGCCACGTAATCCGTTAAGTTTTAAAATAACATCGGTTTGAAATTCATTAGGAGTAATTACGCGACTTTTTTTACCGGTAGTTGGGTCTTCATCTCGTAACCCGAATCTAGATAACGTTACCCGAAACCCATCAAATGTATTAAAGTTGGCTTTATCTCGACTTATATTTAATGGTTTACGTATATTGTTTGAAATCATCTGATCATCACCAGGTTGTAATACTTCTTGGCCTAACGTAATGTTTTCTTCCGTTAACACGTTTTTAATTATTTGTTCTAATATTCTATTCATTGGGTTTCCATTTTATATAAATATTGTTACCAATCAATCATGACTAAATTTCCATTCCATAACATAACGTTGTTTGAATTGAAATCTAAATCTAAATCCAATTCTTCAATACCGGTTTTTTCTATATCATTTTGCAAAGCGCGCATAAAATTTATCAATTTAACATCGGTATCACGTGCCCCATCATTATCTAGATAATCAAATATAGAAACTTCGCCGCCTTTTGCACGTGCATATTCTGCAAATCGTTTCATGAATTTATCAATTTTTATTTTGTATTGGTCAGGCAATGGTTCAGCATTTGCCATAATGTACATGTGTTGTTTATCATCAACATAATATATCGGAATAAATGTTGAATATTCAGACCAACGTCCTACTATAATAGACGCAACTTCAAATTCATCTCGTTCTTGTGTAATTTTGAAACAACGATCTTCACCGTTAATTTCATAAACACGTCCATTATCACCTGCAGCAATAAATTTAAACTGTTTATTTTTAATTTTATCTAATAAACGAGAAATATCTGAATCAGACAGTTCCATTAATAATTGTTTTAAACGTATCATGATATATTCTTATCTAAATCTATTCTAATTAAAAAATTCATATCAACATCATTGCGTTTACGTATCGGTTGAGCTAATTTTCCAATAGCCAATAATTGTCCGGCGTCATCGTATAAACCAATCGTAGTTATATATGGAGCAAAACTGCTTCCACTTGTATATGGATAATATGTTTTGTTATCATCTTGTGTAAGTGATAAGTTTGTTGACATATTAAAATCGCCAGCATCTAATTTTGTTACGACATTGAATTCATTGATTGTAACTGTGCTACGATAACTTGCCGTATACGGTAAATTTAAAATATCATTGAAACGATAATCCGGAGTTGATAATATAACTTGACCTTGTTTAGCAAATACGTTTCCTACATGATTAGTTTGTAAAAATGTACCACCTTCAGTTCTGTCAGATAAATATCCAATTTCAGATACAGTTAATGCTTTGTTAAATATGCGTATTTCATCAAGTTTACCTTGCAAATTCATTGACGTAGTGTCAAACCCGCCAATGTATAAATCTGAGTAATTATCAATCCTAGCAGATGCAGTAAAAGGCGAGTCATGATATTGTAATAACGTACTAGATGCCGATGCGTGTAAAGCCCCATTAACGTACATATGTAATGCACTGCCGGACTTTTGACACAATATATGCGTCCATGTATTAACTGCGACGGACGATGTTATAGTTAGTTTAAATGTAGTGCTACCTGCTGCTGAAAATATTAATTGATTGCTTCCGCTTAATTCTATCCGGAATGGGTATTGTGGTTGCAAAGAACTAGATGATTTCGATAATACCAATTCATTTGCAGATGTTGTATTCGCACCGGATATAAAAAATGATACGGCATAATTTACATCGCGAGAATATTCTCCATCTAATTTTGATTGAATGTACCCCGCACCATCGAATTGTGCACTTTTACCAATACTTGCTGCAGTGCCATTAGTTGTCGAAATTCCGTCAACATATGAAACACCTACGCTGTTATACGTGATTCTAGATACATCAAAATATTCATTGAATCCTTCATAATAATTGACACCGGTAACAATTGAACTAGTAAGAAATGCCGTATTATATAAATTTCCGTAACGATCCGATGAAATATATAATGGCAATATGTTACCTCCATAACTGCTTGTACCATACATACCTAAACCATATACCGTATTATCGTTGTAACTCGCAGTTAAAGTAAATGATGCTGGTTTTATGCCTTCGCCAACTTTAATCATCGGAAACGATAATATTGATGCTGATTGAAACAAGAATTTTTTTGTTCGATTCAAATCAGTTGGCCCGAACGTGTTGCATGGCTCGGTTTTTCTTTTATAGAATAAATGATTGATAGAAAAATACGTAATTGTCTGTAACGAATTATCTATATTTTTTATATCATTGTATATTAATTCAGTACCTAACGCTGGTAATGTATTTGTATCAGAATAAATTGCAGTTAATGGCATTGCACTACTAGTTGCACTACCTGAAATTACGGTCCATGATTTGTAAGATCGGAACGGATTAATTTTAACATCAGACTCACCAATCTTTTTAAAGACTGTTGGAGCTGGTCCTGTATAATTATCCTGTTGTTTTATTTTTGATTCTGACATGGTTAGTAAAATCCCCGTTATACATATAAATATAACGGGGCTTAATTACTGGTATTTTTTAATAATCTAACTTAACACGAATCAATGCCTCGCGTTGAAAAGATTTTAATAATGGTTTTGATAGTTTAGCAACTGCTAATAATTCTTGCGAATCATTATACAATCCAACCGTGGTAATATATGTTTTAGGGTCACCTACAAATGTTGTTTGTGAAATTTGTCCGACACTACCTGTTACATATGATGGATTATTTGAAAAATTATATTCTGCATTTTTAACACGAACAAAATAATGTGTACTAGTAATTTTTTCTGAATTACGTGCTAGGAAACCATATGTATCGCCTGATGCTGAATTTATAAATAAAGCTGATCCAGAGATCGAATGGAACAATGCAAAATGGTTATTACCTTCTGAACTAGAACCGGTATTAGTTTGGAAATTTAATTGTTGATCTAACATTTTTCCATCTAATATCAATGTACCATAATCTGGATATGCTAACCCGTAATAAATTGGCGCAGTTGGATTATGCACACCGCCATTAATCGAACCTGATACGATATTATATATTTTTCCAGAATCTCCAATTGTTGCAGAACTTAATGATGAATCATCAATCAATGTAATAACATGCGACCCCGATACATTTACACTTCCTGTTGCATTAGTAGGACGAGAACCAGAAATTGTACGTAATGGCAATTCCCAATTTCCTGCATCTAAACGTTCTTTTAAACGATTACGTTTGAAATTAACTGCATATATGTAATCGGTGCTACCAGATCCTGCAGTTGTAAAACGACTATCGTTTGGATTTAATAAAAGTTGACGGTATTGTGAATAAATTGCTTTGCTAGGAGAATCATTAAGTTGTCCTTGCGAATCAGATCCACTACCTAATGCATGTCCAAATGCTAATGAATATTGTACTGCTGAACCTGTTGCTGCTGGCGTTTTATGATATACATCGACATAATAACGACGTTGCGATGTTGTTTGAACTGATGATGTAAAAAATGTAGTTAAACTTGCTACATTATCAGACCACAACCCAGCAGTTACCGTTTCGGTTTGATTTGATACTACATCATTGACTACATCAAACTTAGTAAATGTTCTTCCGTTTCTGGAAATAATTTGACTTTGTTGTTGTTCAGCTATCATTTGATTAGCCAATTGTTGAGCTAATTGTTGTACTTGTTCACTGATAACAGCTGTTGTAGTAGACACAGTTGAAGTAGCATTAACATTAAGATTATTTAAAGCTTCTATGTTATCTATAATAGGCGTTCCTAGACGTATTGGAGTTCCGCCTTGTCTCGGTTGTTGTTTTAATGTTTTACTTAAGTTAGTCATAGTTGTATTATCTATATTATCTTGATGCTGTTGCTGTTGTTATTTGTTTAACTGTTAATGTAATAGTAACACTACCACCAGTTTCATTTCCAATAATAGTAACTGTTGCTGTTTTATCTGACAACATTTGTGTTTTAGCAACTACACGGAATTCAAATCCTGCTACTGCTACACTTTGTGCATCTTCATTATCTCCAATAAAACGAGGTGTTGTTGGTAATACTGTATTTTGTAAAGCACGTGTAACTTGTATATCTGCAACGGTAGAATCTGATAAAATTGCAGTGTATCCTAAATTTGAATTACCTGATTGGAAATTGCTTGTATTAGGTGCAATAATTGCACTATTGCCTGGTGCTGCTAACGTAATTAGCGTGTTACCAACGTTGATTACTGGTATATTAGTTGTTTGTTTTGGCAATGTAATTAATTTGTATTTCAATGCCTGAGTTTCATCTGGAATTGCTTCCGTGATTGGCATATTTTCTATGATAGTACCATAATAATCAGTTCCAAGTGGGTGATCTGGATTCCATAATGAATAATCAATTTCATCATCTCCTAACGCAAATTGCGAAATTTTAAACGCGTTACCACCTTTTGCTAGCAACTCACGTCCTTTTAATGTTAATATTGCGTCAATTGTAACGCTAGAATTATCTAAGTATCCCATATTGTTTAAACCTTATTTCATATAAATATACACGATGTTATTTTTATACCAAAACAAAACTTCCTTGTTCTCCGTTGTTTTGATATATTAATTGATTTGGATTTGCAGTTCTCCATTCTACTACTGCACCGCCATCGACTGTTTGAGTTGATACGATATTGAATCCTGGTGATGTCATTTTAGTACCAGCATAACGTTGATTGTCGATACCTGTTGGTACATAATCGCTTGTTTCACTTGCTTGATAACTTGCCGTAGAATTTATTATAATTTTATATTGTGCAAACTCTGAAACTACTGATGAAGTAATTGCTGGACAAAAAGCTTCACTACGCCAATATGGAGTTGACGCAGTTATATACGAACTTCCGGACCAAATTAAATAATCATACGAATACGTTGTTCCGTCATATTTTTTAGCTTGAGATGATGTTAAATACATTTGCCATTGGTCGTCATCTATACCTGATATTGATAAAATATTTCCATCGATACCACCTAGATATTGCAAATAGTCACCTGATGCTGTTGGTTGTGTTTCTGTAATAGTTACTGAATAACTAGAATCAAATCGTTTAACTGTTGGTAATATTTTAGCTTTGCTTCGTTCTAACAAATTTGGTTGAATCAATATACCTGTTAATTTATCAGCACGTGCTGGCAATATTTGTTCTAATTGTTTGAAAAATGATAAATCAAACAATGTAAACATGTTGATATACGCATTAAAATTATTGCTCGTTTCGTATTTTTTCCAATATGATTGTGCCATTTGAATTAATCTCGGATACGAATTCGAATCTGTTTCACCCGGATCGCCAATATATTGATCTAAATCAGCGAATCCTAATTGTGCAATAATATCTTCATCAATCATTGTTTGCGGAGAAAAATATACACCTAATTTTTTACTGTCTAACGGAGCAGTATCAAATTGACTACGTTCAGCACGAGTTTTAACATCCAATGTTCCAATTAAATTGTTAGATTCGATACGTACTTTGTTGTCATCATATGTACCCGCACCTATAGACGGTGCATCATAATAATATGTTTCTTCAATTGAATCATATGGCGTTGCCAAAGTCCAACTCGTAAATGATGCAGATATGCTAGATGATATGGGTTGTACACCATACATACTGCCAGTAACACTATGATTTATTTTTTGAGTTAATGGTAATCTAAATAATAATTCAGAGTACGCATCAACATTACCGTTATACGCAGCAGGTGCTTTAACGTGATTGTTAAATGCGGCATCTTGTAAACTAGAAGACCATAAACGAAGTTCTTGCAGTTGTCCTACAAATCTACTACCGCCAAAAGACCCGCCAATTAATACATTGCCACTACCTGTAGAAAAAGAACTTATGTCAGATGCTGATACTGCTGCAATAATTTTACCATATTTTGACCGCTTAACTATTAAATCACAGTTTAAGCCGTTATTACGTAACAACATTGACGACCATTCACCATCAAATATTTCAATCGGTTGTGTTGGGTTTCCATTAATTGTTAATACACCTTTATTACCACTAACGAAATTAATTGTTACTGTATTACCTCCAACTGTAACAAGATTCATGGTAGTTGGAATTAGTGGATTGGTTACCACGTTATCTAGTCGGAAACGTAGCTCAAATGCGTTAATCGGGGTAGTATAGTCAATTGATACCGAACCAGAAGTACTAGTTATTAAATCAAGTGCATAATCGAAATTCAATTTTTCGTATATAGGAGCTCTATCTATTCGAGGTCCACCATATTCATTAATTGAAATTATTGATTGTGGAATACCATAACAAGATAACAAGGCTTGTACACTTCGTTTCGTACCTTTACTTTTTAATAATAACGGTAAGTTATTAACAATACGTCTCCACACGGTATATGTCATCTCTCGTCCGGGCATCGATGTGTTAGAAACGTAATTTGACCCTGTAAGCGGACTACCCGTTTCCCCGGTACCTAATACGTATTTCCATAAATCTTGATATTGATTTCCATCCGATAAATTCCATCCAAACTGTTTAGCCACTGAATACAATAATTCATTTGGCATTCCTAATTTAGGATTTTCTTCGCGTTTATTAATTTGGGACATATGATTAATATACGTATAAAGTATGTCGTAATGATGTCCTAACATGTTAACAAAAGATAACATACCTTCATTTGATGCATCAAAACGAATATATTCCGGAATTGCATACACTAATGCATTGTAATTTAATGTATCATACAACGATGCTGATGCGTATACATTATTATACCAAGTTGTAAATATAGAACTAGTTGTGCTAGCTAACGTATATGGTATCGTAGTGTTTACTTTAGGAGTTGGCGAAATATAACTGCCGGTAACCGCAGCTACAATTGCATATTCATTTGGAATTGGATTCGATGTTAACTTCGAAGATGACTCGTAATATAAATATTTCTCAAATGCATCAAAGCCACTAATTAAATTGGTTTTGTTTGATTCATAATCCGTAGCATTTGTTGTAGCAACACTACCAGATATTTGTGAAACTATTATACTTTGTGATGTATAATATTCTAATAATTCTAATTTATATTTGAAATTTTCTAAACGTTCTGTTGCTGAACTATAAAATACAAAGTTATTGAAATCAGAATAATCAATATTCAATTTTATACCAGATAAACTGCCAGAAAAATACGTATCAACAATTTGTTGTGATGTTTGTACTGATGAACCTAATAAATCATTCCAAGTTTGTAATCCAGTTTCTGCAGATACATTGTAAATTGAATTTGCAGACCAATTTGGATTAGCTAAATTTTTAGTTTTCGATGTAATAGTTATAGGAGCTATCGAAACATTGTCAATGTATGCCGATTTTAATTCTTCAACAATCCAACACTTAAAGTTAACATCAAATGTATCTAATAATGGCTCATATAATTTAACATATACGTAATCTCCGATTACAACCGTATTAACAACTACTGCATTTTGATTTCTGCTAAAATTTAATAAATAAGTTTTATGAAATCTACTTGAAGTAGGTCGCACGGTTTGAATATATTTTGTAATCTGAGTTAAAAACTCTGGATTTGTATCGTCGATTGCACGTAAACGTATTTCAGTTCTGTCTGGAGATATTTCATCGATACGTAAATGTTGTTGTTCATAACTACCAATTAAATTCTTAAAGAAGTTAACTACAATTTTAAAATTTCCAGCAGTAAGTTTTAATTTATTAAATTCATCATAAAGATCAATTGCAACTGGTTTCCATGGAAATGTAATTAATTGGTTTGTTTGTTTATCGCGATATTCTGGTATTTTTGTTTGTTGTGTAACACTATGATTACCAGTTAACCAAGCGTCACCTGAATATACATGAAGCTCAATTTTATTATCAACCAATTGGTTTACAATTTCTGGTACCGGAAAAATTCGTTTTTCTGCATCATAACTAAAAAATTCAGTACGTGATTTAGATATACGAGATGCAGCAACTGATTTAGTTGAATTTTTGATTTGGTCGATATTTTTATATTGTGTTATCATTAGTTATTTCCTGATTCCACAAATTTACATTTTTGGATGCATCTGTTATTACCCAATATGTTTGTTCTGCGTTAATTGTATGATATATAAATTCACTATTCTGATCTGCGTTTGCTCCGATGTTAAAAATGTCACCTATATTAAATTCATTATTAGAAATAATAACGTCAATTACCGTACTTAGTACTTCGTATGGTTCTACAATACCACCAGTTCCGCGATTGCCTACCGGTAAAAATGGACCTTTAAATTGTCGATTTAATTCAGTATCAGGTCCTTGTTTCATAATTCC